ATTATATCTGGACGGAAGTTTTTCTTCAGTGCAAGGTCGTTAATCAATGCGCGGAAGTGAGCAGGATTCGCAGACGCAGTTGGATATTCTTTAATAATTAACTTGCCTTTGACAGAACCCCTGAGTTTACCCATTCGCTTCTCATACATGTCTTTCGGCATGTTCATGAGATCGTCAAGAGAAACATTGAGGAGATTAGCGTCGATTCTTTCAGCAATCTTCTCCTCAGCCATTTCTAGAGTAATGTATAGAACATTGTAGTTCTGCGTCAGGCAACCAGCAGCCACATGACACATAAACAGAGACTTGCCGACACCAGTACCTGCAAGAGCAATGTTAAGGGTCTTTTGTGGTAATCCACCTTTAGTGATTTTGTTGAAATATTCAAGATCGAAGGGGATTCTTTTTTCGACGCGATGATAAAAATCGTAGCGATCAGCGTAACTATCCAAAAAATCATGACCAATGTGAGGATCGAAACTAACCCCCAGAGCATCAGACAAAAGAGTAGGAATGCTTCCTTTGCCCCTTGCTTGATCTTTGCCATCCAGGATCTGAATGGAATCCATGATGGCATTGTAAATCGCTTTTTCTTGGCAGAACTTTTCTGTAGTGTCAAGAAGCCACTCGAGTTTTTGCTCTGACTTGTCATTCGAGATTTCCTTTAGGAGTTCGAGTGACTTATTTAACTCACCCTCTGTGAGTTTCGTAGATTCTTTAAGGCTGATCTCCAGCGCTGCTTTCGGAGGCAGACTGTTGTACTTTAGAATGAACTCTTTTATTTCTTCGAATACCTTTCTTTCGTGGCTTTCTGTCAGATACTCTTTCTTCAGAAAGGGCAGAGTCTTCCTCATGAAAGACTCGTTCCGCATCAGATTCGACAAAATTAGTGTTTCTGTTTTCATCTATTACCCTTGTGGCGTGTTCTACCGAATCAGTAATTATATTACGAAGTATGGCAGAAGTAAAGTTCTTAAACTTATTAGATTCTACATTACAAAGATTAGGATTAGAGATAATTGAAATATTGTATGACATTTCATTATCACTGGACATATGGATATCAGTAATCTCAAATATGACACCAGGATATTTCTTGATTATCTTAATAGCAATAGCATCTTTGTTTGAAAGATCTAGAAAAAGATCGTAGTCTCTACCAAACTTTAAGAACTTTCTTGCTTTCCAAAATTGGAATTTCGCAATTAAATCTTCAAACATCTTCTTCCTCAACAGTCACAGCAGAACCAAAGGAATAGTTTTCACGTACCCAATCCTTAAACGAATCATTTTCAAGTATCGTGTCCCAGAAGTCAGAGGATTCCGTGTCAGCAAATCGCCACTTCTTATTCTCAACTTCACCAGTGGTGGTGTTTACGCGAGCATACCAACCATTTGATGGCTTGATGACATGACCAGATTCAAGTGCCATATCCATGAGCCCAGAAAACCTGCTAACACCACCATCAAAACGGACAGAAACAGGGATTTTTGCCTTTTCGCGAACATAACGAGACTTTTCTACATTGATGATATAAGAATATCCTACAAGGTCAGCGCCTTCCTTTTCCTGCTGACGACCTAGGATATAGATATTGTCGGCAGAGTAATAAGAACCTGTACCACCGCCGACGATTGCCTTCGGGAACATACCAATTTCCATATAGGTGTGATTGACCACAACCATCGGGATATCCTTTAGCGTAAGGTGCGGTGTGACCATACGGAACAAAGACTTAATCTGCTTGGCGCGAGTCATGTCACCAACAGACTTTTGCTCAAGAGCATCTTCAACTTCTTTCTTCGAAGCAAGATTACCAATCGAGTCAATTAGAATCATCACACGATCGCCACGCTCAATGTTAGTCAGCTGATTCATGATGTCAAACTTCAACTGCTCGACATCAGTGATTGGCGTATGGATAACACGCTCCTTATCAATACCGAAGTTCTGGAAATATGATTGCGGAGTACCGAACTCAGAATCGTAGAAAAGAACAATAGCATCAGGGTACTTGTCCTGGTAGGCTTTCGCCATAATCAAACTGAACGCAGTCTTGAAGTGCTTGCTCGGACCAGCCCACATTGTGAGACCAGGAGTAAAGCCACCATCAAGAGAACCAGAAAGCGCAATATTTACTGCGGGGATGCTTGTCTGCACCATATCCTTTTCTTCAAAAAAGATTGAACGAGAAAGGATAGAAGTATCTTTAATTGTTGAATTTTTCTTGAGTTTATCTAACAGGCTCATGTGTAGTCTCCTTGTAAACGATATATGTATTATATACTATTTTATGCGAAAAAGCAATCTAGCGATTCAACCTTTTCAGATTTCCAATTAATGGAAGAAAGAATAATATCTAGCGGTTCAAGAAATGATTTCTCGAACTGCAGATCGTAATCAATATATTGCTCAGCATCCAACTGCTTGGGAATACCAGACAAGAATGCAAGAGTATTGTTATTGTAAATATTTGGTTGTTTTAGATAGACAAACTTGATCTTTTCGCCTTCCTTGATTTCCTGATATCGTTTGGTGAGTTCCAATTCTCTCAACAAATGATTGTACACCAATGCACCCTTGACATGGATCGGTGTTCCTTTCTTGAAGATATGCGCAGCATCAGCATACTCTTTTAGACCATTAACGGATCTTGGGAATGCAATATCTTCAACAGATAGTTTCTTAAACTCACTGCGAAACTTTTCGATAAATTTATGCAAATCATCTTCAGTTTGTGTTATGACAATATTGATTGCTTCTTTAATCTTTGCACGACAAGCAGATGGAGTAGACGAACGAATCGCTGAGATGCCCATCATCTTGAGTTTCGGTTTGGCATACGCCACACCTTCGCTATTGTAGACATTGAGAATATAGTTTTTCTTAGCGACCCAGATTGCCTTGTCAGCCAATGACTCACGCTTCATTTCCATGCGCTGTTGAAACGCATTGACATATTCTTTCAATTCTTCATACGACGCATCAATGAACGGCTGGATCTTATCATCGCAAACCTTATCCATAAACTTAATAACTTTCTTGGTATCAGAAGTATCTGGGTAAAGTTTCTTGACCAGCGGACCCATGTTCAAATAGATTGAATCAGTATCAGAAGCGATGACATAATCTACATCATCAGTTTTGAGCAGATTATTCATGTATTGATTAATCTTCTTTTCAATCCAACGAATAGACAACTGACCTGCCGTTGTAATGCCTTCGGCGATACGAGTATCAAAGAAGCGGAAGTATTGATTACCAAGTGCACCGTAAGCAGAGTTTAGAGTAACCTTCTTTGCCAACTGCAGGTTATTGTATCGAGCAACTTGTTTCTCAAGATAAGCCACTTGATTCTTATCTTCAAGAACAGTTTCGATCTTCTTCTTGGCTTCGATTGCCAACTTCTTATAGCGTGTACGATCTTTGTACATGCTATCCATAATCTCAGGCAGAACACCCTGCTCTTGAGTACGGAACAGCTGACCATTCGGCGTTACGGTAACACCAAGATCTTTTAGGATGCTTGTATCAACTTCTTGATTTAGCAAAGAGTTAACGCTGACATTACAGTTGCTGATAAACCCACGCATATTGTCGTTGTATAACTTTGGCTCGACGAGTGTTTCCATCGAGATGTTATACTGCATAATCAAATGTGGATACAGACTGTTCAAGTCAAACGACGCAACCCATTCATGCATACCACAAATGGGATCTTTTACATATGCGCCTTCGTATTGCGAACTCTTTGTGCTATGAGAAAGTTGAGGAATCACAATCTTCTTTCGTAGAAGATAGTTGTAGATAATCGCGTCCCACATACGAACCTGCGTGAACACATCATCGTAGTTGACCTTGTTATCATAAGCAAGAGTCAACGCCAACTCAATCAACTTCATCTTGTCTTCGAGTTTCTCAACAAGTTCGACATCCTTGATGTTATACTCAATGAACTTCTGATAGTCGTGTTTGTAGAGTTGATGTAGAGTTTCGAACTCAGAATAATCTAATTTCTTCTCACCCAATTCAACATGAGCAATGTTATCAAGACGATATGACTCTTGCTGCGAATATGTAAACTTGCGATAGAGTTGGATGTAATCTAGAATAGCAACTCCAGAAATATCATAGAACTCTACTGGACGATTCATCATCGTCGTTTCGCGTTTACTGATACGATTCCACGGCGAGAGTTTCTTGGCTTCATCCTCACCAAGAACTTTGATGATGCGATTAGCAAGATATGGAATATCGAATTGCTCGACATTCCAACCAGTGACTACATCTGGATGCCATCGGCTCCATAGGTCGAGGAAGCGTCGTATGAGATCTGACTCATCGCGGCATTTTGCATAGTGCACGTCGTCACGATGCTTGACATAATCGCCACAACCAAACACAAAATAATTATCTTTGACTTTGATACTGATTGCTGTGATTGCTTCGTTTGCATCTCTTGGTTCAGGAAATCCGTTCTCGGATCCAACTTCGATATCAAGATAGGCAATAAGTATTTTACTGACATCCCAAAGAATATCGTCAGGATACTCATCAGCAATATAAGCATACTCATAGCGATTATTCCCAAAAACAGGAAAATTGTCGACACCCTTGTACCTCTCTAAGAATTCACGACACTCTGGAATTGTTCCAGGCTGTATTGGTTTGACATAATCACCATCAAGAGTTTTGTACTCAGACTTCTCTTGACTGGAAAGAAAAAAGGTCGGACGGAATTCAACCTTCCGTCTGACCCTCTTATCATTTTCAACGCCTCTCAGAAGAATAAATCGACCAGAGACGCTGACATTAGTATAAAAATTAGACACGCTTTAACCTGTAATTAACTGCCTTGGGGGAACAACGATTCCTGCCCCGAAGATTTGATTATACCCGTTTTTCACTTCATCCGCAACCTCTGAGATAACAAGAATATGATTCTTGTTGATTGTAAACGGAGGATTGCTTGCTTGCATCCATGGCATAAAGCCAAGAACTGGGGCACCATCTTTACCGCGCTGGAGAACGCAAGCAACTGGGTCAGTGAAAGTGATGTGAGTGTCACTCTCCTCTTCGATTGCCGCAATTAATTCCTCGCCATTTACGAGCTTGAGTGCTTTGATTGTCATTTGTATTCACCTTCTTGTATTTGTCAAATAAACCTTTTTGCTTATGGTTTTGTTTTTCACCATTTAAATAAAGAACATCGTGTATCATAACCCACGTGTCATCACCGACTCTAAGTTGCCAACCATTATAATCTAGTATCTGTATCTGTTTAGATACTAGCAAGTCACGGAGTTCTGATAAAGAATGCATTATTCTTCACTGCTGTTAGCATTATCCATAGACTGACGCTTGATCTTGAAAGCAACATGGTTTGCATGAGCAGCAATCATCGATCGTTTAAAATCACCACGCTCATGTGAGTCTTTAACCCAACCATATGCTTCAGCCATTGCAAGCATTCTCTTGTATTGTCGTGGAAGTTTAGCGTTATAAAAGTCACTACGATTAGCCATTTAATAATTCCTCACATTTCTTCCAAAATTGTTCTTGCTGACCTTCTACTCTGATTTGGAAGTTATGCCAGAATAGATCGTTTTCTTTACCGTATGTTGTACCAAGACCATAGTTTGGATTGCCATTTTCTAGAGTCCAATAAGGTCTACGGTCAGTTTCCCAATCATATCGATATACATTCCTATCATACCTTAATGGCATGACAAAGTCAACTGCAATATTATTAGCCTCAGCAGCATAGGTATACTCTTCGGCAACATCACCGCGACTAGTTTCCATTGCTGATGGTCGACCCATCTTATCAAAATTTGCTGCGCTTAATGCTAACGCTGAAGGTGCAGCAAACAAATGATTGTTGTTTTCAATATGCCCTGAACGCTGCGCATTACCAATTAACGCACCATTTGATGCCGCCGAAATATATGTTTCTATTGCATTTGGGTGGACTGGCAAACAATCAATGTCTAGAAACAACACGACATCAAAGTCTAATTGTTTTGA